GATACAGTGCCCGATGGTTTAACACAGGTAATAGCAGTTGATTGAGGTATACCAATCTTCTCAGCATATTCTTTATTCGTATCCACGGCAACTTTTCTAAGAGATTTAAGAACTTCATCTAAGTCATGCTTATCGCTTTTGCCATTAGTTATAGCATTGTCCATGATACCTGTCATAGACACTCCTAGTAATCTTTCTTCCTCTGTATTCTTTTGCCATATCTTCCTTAAATATGGGAAGTGAGTTAGTGTAGATTGGAAGGTACCTATAATAGTGGCTGTGTGAACTTTAGCTTTTAAAGTCTCCATAGTATCTGTGCCTCTTACAATAACCTCAGACAGGTTACAGAACTGATAAGGTCTAAGTATAATTTCACTACATGGGTTAGTGCCAAAGTCATAGTTTGCATCTCTTCTACCATTTTCTGATGCTTTATTTTTAGCTGCACCTCTGTAGAACATACCTCTTTCACCAGTTCCAGACTCTGCAAGAGCAAGCCACTCTCTCATAAATGTATAAGGGTCTGGCTTTTCGGTGTAAGCTACTGAATTATTTGACATTTGCCTTTGTGGCTCTGTTTTGTAAAACTCACCAGTTTTAGCATGACGCATTCTGTCATCAGATAAATTAGACAAACTAATCATAGCAGAACGTCTAACACCACCCGATACAACAACTTCTCCAACTTTACACATTAAGTCATGGCATTCCAAACTTGATAATCTTCTGCCTTTAGCTTCTTTAAATACTTTTACAGAAAATCTAAATAAATTATCTAAAGGTGTTGGTCCAGATGCTCTACCACCAAATATATTTAATTTAGCACCTGCAGGTCTAACTAAACTTAAGTCCCACTTTGGCACTTCTCCTGCCCATAGTAAAGCTAATAACTTACGAAAACCTTTTGCCCAACCTTCTTTACTGTCTTTTACAATAATAGTTTCTTCAGTATCAAACATTTTAGCAGGGACTTCCGGCAGTTTACTAATAAAGTTTCTCTCTACAGAAAATCCAACACCAGTTCCACACATAAGAATATACATAGCTTCATCAAAAGCTTTTGGGTCATCAACTGGTAAGTAAGAACAGTTATACCCTGCCGTATTATCTCTATCTAATGCTTTACCTGCCGTCATCATAGCTCTCATAGAAGGCATAACTTCTTGATGAAGAATTGCTTGTTTTATGTTTTCCATCATATCTGCATCTACAGAATAATTATACTTTAATTTCAAATGGTTAGCCATGAAATCTACATACCTAGATACAGTTTCATTCCATTCTTCACGACGACCTTCTTCGTCAATCCATCTAGCGTACCTAGACTTGTGAATAAATTGTTGATAATAAGTTGGTAGGGTTACGTTATTTTTCATTTTACTGTCCTCACTGTTACATCTTTTGTTTGTATACCATTTATATCGTGCATCACTTCTGTGATGACATCCTCTACTATATCAGGTAGTTGCTCTTCGTCAAGAGTAAATTCTTGTGAATCTACATTCGCTATTATTTTAACTGTTACTTTTTTTATTGTCATCTTCAACAACATCTATTAATTCATTTAGATACCAATGAGCTTTGTGTAAATCTTCAGCACCATTTTTATATCTATATCTCCACAGATACTTCATTATATTACCCTGCAGATAATATTCAAATCCATCACCTGTCATAGCTTTAATTGCATCTATAGTTTCTATACCGGCTTTGTTATAATGTGGTGGGTTGTTTACCATATCCATAATCTCTTTATGGTCTGATTGTTCTTGTGCTTGTTTTCTAATCATGTCTCCTACTTCTCTATATTTTTTTCTTACTGATTCTCTATACATTCCCATATTATACCTCTTAATGTATTGTTATTCTTCTACTTTTGGCATCTTCTGCAAAACTTGCTTTGCCGTCTTCTAACACTTGGTCAGTATCTATTAAGACATTGTGAACCATACCTCGTGTTAATAAAGCATAGAACACACTGTCATCCTCTGTCAAGATATTTGTATCATGTTTATGATAAATTTCCATATCAAAACCTCTTTTATAATGTCTTATTATAATAGCAGAATCACCACTGTTTAATTTTATAGAATCATCACTCATCTCTAACTCCTAACTTTAAAAAATGTTCGGCATCAACTACGGCTAATGGTTTCTTTCTATTCATTTTAATAATTAATAAAGGTTTACCATAATGATTGTGAGACTCAGCCTGTTCGTAATAGTTGTATATTGTTGTGAGTCTTTGAGTGTTCTTACACTCTATATTATACGGAAATTGTTTGAATGCTGCTGTGGATAACTGGACATCTACCCCATTTACACCCATAGGGGTAGATTTTATATCTAGTCCGGTTACACTTTTAAGAAGACTTAGTAGCTGTTCCACCACCCAAGTCTGAAGTTTTCTTCCCTTTGCCTTTGCCGATTGGGGCTTCATCTTCCTCGATACGGATTTCTGTGATGTTTTTAGACGGGATTGTGATTGTCTGATTGTCCGTTTCAATGGTTGCAAAAGGGATTTCTTCGTTAAGTTCTTGGATAAAGTCATCTGCTTGCTCTCTAGTAAGTTTTATTATTTTATTGATAGGCGTATCATCAATTCCCTTATACTGAATTGTCAGCGTCACGCCATTCTTTTGTGATGTGGGTGTACCAGACCCATTTTGGGTTTCTGCCTTTGCTTGGTAATTGTCTTTTGAACTCGAGTTTTTTCCAACACGAGTGTTTAAAGGGGCAGTAACTACATTCAATTCCCAAGGTTCTATTCCCGGTAGCTTTCTTATAAAAGACTTCCTCGACATCTGAGAAACATCTTTCAAAAGCTCTTTTGCCATGTAGTGATTTAAAAGCAGTGCGTAGTTTATCATGGACATAATCCTTCTCCTTCTTTGTATTTTTCGCTTCTGCTACAGTTATTTCACCTGTAGATTTGTTTAACGCAATCCAACCTTTAAATGGTCGTTTTGCAGCCATAGCGTATCCGTGTCCTTGTGCTACATAACCAAAAGAATCTGCTTCTTTTATTCTTTCATAAGCATCATCATGTTTGAATTTATGCTCAAATGCAAAAGGGGATACAGTTTTTATATCGTATATTCCATCCGATAATTCAATATCAAACTCTCCCGATATGGAATTTTTTTTATCTAATTTATATTCTACTTTCTTGTGTGTGTTTTTTACTTTTAATCCGGAAGCTTTTATTATTGTTATGATAAGAGATTCTAGTACATCTCCCATTATCATACGCATTTTAAAATCGTAGGTGGGTTTTTCTGACTCAGCATTTTTTGATTGCATTTGTAATTGACATAGTGGTTTGCCAACATTACTCATACGTAATCTGAAGTCTTCTTTTTCTTTGCCGAAGTGTTTCTCTAAAGCTTTTTGGCAACCTTCTGCAAATTCTTTTAATAAGTGAGGGGGCATGGTGACCCCCCCTTGAGCTGCCCTAGAAAGGAAAGAAAGAATGGCAGCTTCAACCTTATTCATGCTTCAACAGCCGATAAGTCGTCGTTTAAAGCATCGTCAACTGAGACGTTAACAGGGTCTTGGTCAACAACTTTGCCCTGCTTTCGCAGAGTTTCGTCATATAAAGCCATGACCTTTTTATTCTCAGAATTAATGTAGTCCATAAAGAAAGACAAAGTTCCTTGGTCTTCATCAGTGAAGTCAACTGGTCCGTCATTGACTTTGAAACCACCAACGTAGTATACAAGACCACCATTCTTTTTCTTCTCTAAAGAACCACGTAACTTATAGAAGATAAAAGGTTTCTTCTGTGCAGAGAGGGAATCTATGGGAACAGAGATAGGCATAAAATTACTACCTCTTGCACGCCATAACACAGGTACGTCTTTTACCTCTATGGAGTTACCATCTGAGTCTACACCATCTACAAAGGTTACCTTACCAAACAACATACGGAAACATTTAATGTTCTTCTGAAGTAAAGCCTTATCAGCAGGTAAGCCTTCTCTTTGGGAAGCAGGAACAGAGCCACATCTAAATGTGCCCACAGTATCCGGAATCTCCGTCTGTGGATACAAATTATTAGCAAACACTGACCTACTAACCATTTCATTTGCTTCAGCGTCATAGTGTAGATATTGATACCTCTGAGCAAACACTTGGAAGTCTATTTCTTTAGCATAGACAACCTTATTACCATCTAACTCAGTAGTCCATGAACCGGCAGGAATAGACCTACCAGAATCGTCTTCATGGTCTCTGTTTATTTTCAGATAATATATTGCCGGAGTAGAAGAGCCACTTGACTCATCTTGTCCGATTATTTTTGCGATGTCCTCAAAACTAGAGGACGATGTTAAAGTTAAATCATTCATAGATTTTTCTCCTTATTAAGAATCTTATTTATACTAAATAATTAATGCTTAGTCAAGTCAAATTCTTTCATATCTAACCAATTTTTTCCAATCTCTAAATCAACGTCAAGTGGGACATTCCATTTAACATTGTAAAACTCTTCAAATTGTTTATTGACTTTTGTCATAGCATTGTAAGTCATTGTTGCAACAGACTTTTCTTCGCCGGGATATACATCCAAGACTATCGAGTCATGTACTGTGTTAATAATTTTAGACGTAACGCCTTTACTCTCAAGTTCATGTTGTAAATGAATAAGTGCCAGTGGAACGACACAACCACCTGCAATACCTTGTACGGGATAATTTTTAATAGAGGGTGCTCCCGATGCGTTGCCACTCGCAAGCCTTTTAGTATTAGGAAAAGCAAATTGCTGACCTGTATGCATACTAACAGCCCCAGTCGATATAGCCTCAGTTTGAAGTAAATCATGCCATTCTCCTAGCTTAGGGTACTTATCAACAAAAGCTTTATAGTAAGCCATTTCATTAGGCGTTCCTGTAGTGCCACCATAGAGAGGTTTAAAAGTATGGGCTTTTGCGATTGTACGCTCTTCTTTAGTGACATCCTTCTCAGCTTTATTAAAAATAATAGAAGCCGTATATCTGTGAACATCACTACCATTGATAATGTCATTATACATATTTTCGTCCCCACATAGCTGAGCAGCTACACGAAACTCTAACTGACTATAGTCAGCTTGAAGTATATTGCCATTATCAAATCTTGATACAACAACAGCTCTAACCGGAAAAGTCGAAGCTCTTGGTTGATTCTGAAAGTTTGGGTCAGATGATGAAAGTCTTGTTGTCCTCGTAACACATTGATTAAACTTAGGATGTAATAATCCACTCTTACGTGTATTACGAGATATACCACCAACAAAACTAGATAAGTACACATCAACTGCATTTAGTCTTACTGTAGATTTAAGAAACTCTTCAGCCTTTGTATTGCCTTTGTATTTAGCAGTGCTCAATAATCTAACTAGGGTGCTTTTGTCTGTAGCAAAGCCATTAGCTGACACATCAAATATATCTCTAGGATTCATAGTTAGTCCTGCTATCTTGGGTAAAGGTGTGAATATATATCCTTGCCCTTGACAAGGTGGGCATTTACTAGGTTTCTTCCATCTAGTTCCATCTTTTTTAGTTTTATAAAACTCTCCTTTGCCATTACATTTATAACAATGTTGGGCACTGGTCTTGTGAACTCTTGTCGTCATAGACTTAACTAACGACACAAAATGTGAAGTACTCATTCTAGGTCGTAGCAAAGGTTTACCTTTATCATTTAATCCAATGTTAAATGTCTCTGCCCACTTTTTCTTGTCAATAACCTTACGTGAGTATATCAACTGACTAACTTGTTCCGGTGAAGCAAAGTTAATAGGAGTGTCCCCCATAACCTCACGACATATTGATTCCATCTTGGAAGATAATTCTTGATGCTCTAGTTCATAGCTAAACTGTACATCTGATAATTTAGCAGAGTCAATCTTAATACCATTCTTTTCTATAGTAGCTAGTACAGGTAGAAAGCTATTCATCAAGTCTAAGTGTTTAGCTACAGAATAATTGTGCTTGTTTTGAAGTAAATCAAACTGAGCTTTGTATAGTTGTCTAGTAGATTCTATATCTGCTATACCATACTCTTCTACAATAGCCATAGGCATAGTATCAAACCCAGTACCATCTTTTAAATAGTCAGATACTAAATCAGACTTTTTTATGGCTACTTTACGACGGACACACGAATCATATAAACTTAATCCAAACTTTTGTTGTCTTAGTAAGATATATTCGCCAATCATGGTGTCATACACTTTGCCCTTATATTTAAATCCACTTTCCCATAGCCATACTAAGTCAAACTTAATATTGTGTCCTACAAGAACAGTGGTTTTATCTAACACTTCTTGAACTCTTGTGAATGATTGTTGGCACTCTCCGGTAAAATCTTTGTGATAAAACCAGTGAAAGTCTATGTCGCCGTCATCCATAGCATATTGTATGGACACTAATTTATTTTGTGAATTAAAAGGTGACGGGTCTGTTCTTTTGTTTTCGTCTACTACAAATGTTGTTTCTACATCTAAATATGTTATCATGCTGTATACCTACTGACATCAGTGTCCAAGTTACATATTATCTTACCATGAAAACCTGTCAACTTGTTTTTTGAAATTGTTAAATATCTTTTCTTATCATCATTATCTGTTATGTCTGACTTACCTATACCAATTATTAAATCAGCTTCTGCAGCTTTACCAGTTTTACTATTCTCCATCATGGCATATGTGACATTTGTTTTGCCCTCAGCATCTGCCGATGCTTGGCTGATACCTATGCCAAACAGATTATGTCTTTTGCAAACCTCACGAAACTTTGTATATATGCTACGAAGCTTCTCATCAGTTCTAGCAAACGAGCCCATGACATCAACTTTGTCAAGTTGGTCTACTATAAGTATATCGGGCTTTTTTTCTTGACAATATTTATCTAGCCATTCTATAGAAGCATCCACATTATCAATCATAGTTATGTTAGGTGCTATCTCATTAAACTTTTCTGTAGCTTGTGAACGATTTGAATAAATATCTTTTTCTGACATACCAGTATAAGAAGACACGGCTCTAAGCATAGTTCTACGAGCAGGCTCTTCATTAGTTATGATGTGAACATCTGCACCTTGTGAACAAAAGCCATTTGGTGAGGCTACAAGAGATACATAGAAAGCAGTCTTACCTACTTCCGGTCTAGCAAATGCAATCATAAATTCACCTGCTTTACCACCCCTTACAGATTTACTAAGACTTGGTATGTTAAACTGCCAACAATCTTCATTGTCAACATATTCTAATAATGTTGTTACATCTGTGGTTACTGGGGATACATCATCTTCCGGCACAAAACCCTCTTCTGATTTTTCTATTAGGGATTTTATTTCATGTAGCTTTTCGGGTGAGCCTTCCATAATGGCTAAACCTAAGTCAGCTATGTTACGTCCTATCTCTTGTTGCCACATTTTATTAAGAACATCAGTAGCCACATCAGAACCTATCTTAGGTAGTTGCTCTATGTCATATAGTACCTCTGCAACTGCATCACGCTTAGCACGAGTAGCAGTAGGATTACTAACTCTGTATATCTCTCTAACTTCTTGTGAAGATAAATCTCTTTCATAGCTTGAGTGGCTGTTAGTTATTATATCATATAAGTCTCCTAACTCATTAGGAAACATAGAACGCATAACACGATGTTTGTTTGCGTCAAAGAACTCTTTGTGCATCAAGAGTTTAATTAATTGTTGTTCCATACTAATTTTTTAATCTCCTCTTTATCAAAATATTTTAAATCATCTGTTAATCTAATGACACTACAAGATACAAAATACGACAAATACTTGTGAATGTCAAGTGACTTACGTGTTGCATCTGCATCAAGGCATATGTACACATGGTCGTATCTTTTTAGAGAGGAGATATCGGCATCTTTCATATTAGTGCCGAGAAGGGCGACACCTGTAGCAACTTGTGAAACAGCACAGGCACTTGCTGCATCTTCTACGAGTATGGCTCTGTCATGGTCACCACAAGTAAATAGTTTAGAAGACTTGCCATATCTATACCATTTAGGAATAGTTTTTCTGTTCATGCTTCTACCTATTGCATCAAATACTTGTGAATTATCCTTTACTAAAAATACAACTCTGTTTTGTTTTGGGTCGTACATTATTTTTGCTAGTTTATCTTCCAAAGCATGAATGCAATTATTTCTTTGTAGATATGACATAGCTTGTGAATTGTTGTGAACTTGCACAAAATGTTCTGGAGGATGATAGAAGTTACAATGATAGTTGTCGGCAACAACAATTTTTTTTATATCTGTTTTTGTTCTTTCTATATCTCTGCCACCTTTTATCTTACAAGAAGCCTTGTAACAGTTCCAAAGTAACTTTCCATTTTGTTTTGTTAATGTAAATGTATTTCTGCCACCACAACTCGGGCAGTGTAGTCTAGCAGATGTATTTTCTATTGGTTCATTCTGTTGTATAAATGTTTTTAAATCAATCATGTCTGTCCCTCTATAGGTTAATTCCCTCGGCAAGTTCCTCGCTTTTAACATAGGTTTTAGAAACTGTCAACAAAAAAAAATCCCCCAACCAAAATTAATTGGTTGAGGGATTCTAGGAGGAAACTATTAAAGCCAATAGTCTTTGTATCCGAATCTTTCGTCTTCTTCTGATAAGATGCCACGAGGATTAGATTCCATAGCTTCGACAACTTGTTCAGCAATATCTTTCAGAGTCATCTCTTCTCTAATCCATGAGTATAAAACTCTGTCCGTTTTTTGCTTGTGTGTCTCTTCATCTCTGAAGCCTTCTTCGGGGTCAAAAGAGTCTAGTTTGTCAATAGCATTCTCTATCTTATCTAGGGCAGATTGAGTGCTTCTGTATAAGCTAGATGTATTCCTTGACGAAGTCTTCATGTGGTTCGATAGACTTGGATATGTACGACGGGTAGTAGTGTATCTTCCGTAGCCATTGTATCCTCCGTAACCGAACTTTACATTCTTGTCTCTCTTAACTGGTAGCTCACTCCACTTTACTTTGAGCAAAGCAGGAATGAGCATTCGTTCCAACCACTCAAGGTCGAATGTTTCGCTTGTACTGTGTTGGTCTTTGTAGCCAACGGCAATGTTTGTACACTCTGATATTAGGCTAGTGTAGTTAGCACTGTCAGTAAAAGTACCACGAGTAGATGGTGCCATTTGTTCTTTAGGTGGTAAGTAAGCATTTACTTCTTTACAGAAAGCCTCTGCAAACTCATCAGAACAACAAGTGCCACCACTTTGACTAGTGATTACATCATTGTATCCGTATCTGTCAAAAGCAATACAGTAATCCATACCTTTAACAATCTCAGGAGTTTTCTCGCTGATGTGTGTTGAGCCGATACCACCACACTCTTCGCCAACATGAAATACATATAAGGCAGGAACTTCATGCTTGATAAGATTGCACATAATGTAACAACCAAGTTTATCGTCAGCACCAAGTATACTTCCTTTTGGTTTTATTTCTGTCTTAGTTGCGAACTTAAAACCAGTGTCATGCCAATCGTCAAAGTCATTATCTGAACCATATAGTTTCTTGTACTTACCTTTACCAAGTAAGATATAGTTCATAAACTTTTGTTTCTCGTCAGCTTGGTCTTCCATTTCTCTTTTGGAAATGGTGTTACCTTTTGCGTCAATATAAGTGTAATGCTCTGAGTCAACTGTGCCACGAACCCAACCATCTTCAGACATCATCAAGTCAATCTTGCTTCTGCCCGTGCTTCGTTGTACTGTGTCAGTGTGACAACTGAACATCACCTTTGATTTTTTGTAATCCCCCACTTTAACTATTAGATTACCTAGTACATCAACTTCGCATTTACCATGCTTGCTGATTGCTTTGATAATCATATCCACGATTGGCTCTTCTTTGCCATGTGGAGATACAGTTGTCAGTAAGTCAAACAATAAAGAATCCATATCTTTACCACGAACTACTTTCTTCATCTTGGTAAAGTCATCTTCTTTATCCATGTAACTCAACAAGCTGTTACTATAATAATTACTATTCATTTTATTTTCCTTCCGTTGTAGTAATTTTAACACCATTAATAGGTTCACCATGATACTCGTCTTTGTGGTCATCATAGTCATACCAATCACTAAATAAAGATTCATCTAGTGACTCAAGGTTGATGTTTTCCCTTGATACTGCTAGAGACCAACCCTTAACATCTTTTAGGCTATCAATAGATACTCTACTGATACCAAGCATATTAACAGTTGGTCTGTCGAAATGTGTGTCCTTCGTTTCTTCATTAAACTTAAGAAAGTAAGCATTGTACATAGTGACACCTTTTATATGAGCAAGTCGCCCTGCTTTATAAACAGCATCTGAATCTTTGTACTTCGATAAGAGAGGCTGACCTAACATAGGATTGTGTCTATGATTTTCTAGCACAACAATCCTAGAAGCAGGTAATACTTGTTTACCTTGAGAGTCTTCTAGCACAACAGTGAAGTTTACATGACTTCGTTGATTTCTATTCAAAGCATTAGTATACCCATCATTTGTCAAGTCATCATGCGTGAAACAAAAACCCTCAGTATCTGCCCACATTGTAGGATAAAAGACAGATACATTAGGATTCATTAAGCCTGCTCTCTCATTAGTGATAACACAAGGTTGATGTAAACATTGTATTAAGTCTCTGAAGTCACGAACATAAGGTCGCCATTCTGATGTTGTACTTGTTGTGTAGACAACATTGTTGTCATCTTCAGCACAACCATAAGAACAGTAACCACGACCTTGAACATTGGTAATGAAAGCATCGTCCATGTCGTCACCACAACCACAACAAGTTTCTTGATGGCTTGAATCATTACACACAACACCACAAGTGCTATCTATTGCTGGGTGAACATACTCTCTAGGAATATTACTTTCGTCAGAGGTAAGTATCCACCTAAACAAGTTGTCATCAGAGTCAAACTTGAAAGCACAATAAACGGCAGGTAGCATATCAAAGAATGGGAAACCACAATAGTTGTACTTACCCAAAAGCTTTGTTGGTGCAGTAAACTTTATAAGTTCATTACCTCTTGTAAAATCATTTACATTATCAGTAAATGATATACCCTCATCTTTCATTTTCTGCTTTAGTTCTTGAGTGTAAACATCACGATTACCATAGATTCTGTTGTAATACCATTTGTTCGTTTCTTTGTTTTTGTAAATAATAGTTCTAGCTAGAACATTATTTCCACGAGAAACATATCTACCTTCAGTAACTGGACAATGTCCATACCAATGAACTGGATTAGTATTAAAGGTATGAGAACTGTCCATGCAAGAAGTGGGAGAGTCTGGACCTCGTTTGTACATGACTTCCATTTCTTGAGTAGTCTTAGCATGGTTGTACTGCATAGGCTTGTACACATCAATCATCTTTTCTGCAAGATTGTCAATGAATGTAGGTGAAAGCCTTTGACCATCAACTGACAAATGACGAGACAAAACTCTAGTCAAGTTCATGTGCCGTCTTTCGTTCAGCATCTTCATACCTCGTCTTATGTCAGATACAGACGGGTGTCCTGCCTCTATCTTATCCATTAGACTTGCTACAAGTGTCGCACTATACTCTGGTAGTAAAGCATTCTCATGCTTCATCTCTCTGCCGTAGTAGTGTCCTCTGTGAGTCATATGTCTGTCAACAACTAGATTAGGAAAAGAAACAACTTTACCTTGTCCTTTGCCCTCCGTAGTTGGATGCCAAATAACAATGTTATCCATCTTTATTACTCGACCATAACCAAACTTGGTGTAGTCCAATGAACGCAAAGCAGAGTTAAGTTCATCATTAAACTGTTTGAAAGACTCAGACAACAGACGATACTTTCTGGCTGCTGCAACAACCAACGGGTGTGCTTCGGGATACATGATGTGAAAATGATTTACATCAATCTGATGTTGATTAGCATACTCAACAATTTCTTGCTTGAAATATTCTAGCACTTCTTTAGTTTTTTTGTTGGTATCTTCGTGAAGTAAAGTCTTACTTTTTTTAATTCCGAATGCCATGCTAAACTCCTACAGTACATCTGATTTGTGCAGTACCTCTGTGAGCAATCACAGATGATTCATTGAACACTTGGATAAGTCCGATGTTATCAATATCACCAGTTAGTCGGAGACAAACGATACCTTGTGCTTCTTCGCTCTTACCAAGAACAAGAAACAAAGGATTAGGACTTAGTTTACTGTTATGTGTTGCCTGCTGACCACGAACACTAATCACATCTTTGATAATTTTCTTATCATAAGGCAATAGTTCATTCAGTAGTCCTACCACTGGAGTCTCAAACATTTGAACCTCAAACTCGAAGTAACCTTTGATTGCCACAACTTTATCACTGTTCAATCTTGCCGAACCTCTCGGTGTGCAAGTAAAAGTCGCTTCCGGTGTTTGATTTGGCTGAGACCAATTAGTAAATTTCATACCCCAAGCATAGTCAGGTGTGTATGATAAATGTCCGTAGACATGGTTGCCATCTTCATACTTGAATATGTGACCAGTTGGTACACGACGGCGTTCGACCTTTTCACCAATTTTGGTGAGGTCTTTTGTTGGATTTAAGCTAAACATAAGATGTCCTCCCTATTATATTTGTTTGCTCTGATGTTGGAAAAACTCTGTGCAACGACAGAATTTTAGATTCTTGTGCATATTCATAAGTGAAAGAAACTGGGATATCTTCAGTATTTTTACCAGCTTTTTTTATGGCACTTAGATAAGTGTTAAACTCTGAACAAGCATCAGTTAGTCGCTTAAGTGCAAAAGATACATAGATTGCCAGTCTGGACGGATTGTTGCCGTACCAGTTATCTGATACATACTTTTGTTCGTCTTTACTCCATTTAATTCTGTCAGAGTTGACGAATCCTCTAGCATTGTCAATTAACATTGTTTTAATTTCCTTTGCATAGACACTCAGTTTGAAAGAATCGACTTCAGTCAGTTCATGTGTTTTGCAAATGAACACATCATCACGATACATAGACTGACGCCAACTTAACCTAGCTATCTGTCTGACATAGTAACGACTGTCTTCATATTTCAAAACTTCACCAATGAAGTCAAGATTTGCATACCTCGTTCTGAAGTATACTTTGACAATATCCTTGTCTTTGAATCGTCTTGGCATAATTACCTCCTATCTTTTTAACGATTGTGAATATTGATGGTCGTAGTTCTTTGGGCTACAAGTAGCATCATACAACTGCTTCCGGTTTGTTATTGGCTGATACGCCCCTTTGTGTGTTGGGACGAGTGAATAAACAGCCTTAATATTATTATCCATAGCAGAAGCACAAGCAACGCAAAAATCAGCGAAGTGCTTAGCCACAGACAGACGCTCAATAGGAACATCTGCACTACATTTGATACATTCATAATATTTCATTGTACTCCTCATTAAGTTGGTGATGCCTGCAGGATTTGCACCTACGTTTCTACCTTGAAAGGGTAGCGTCCTAACTACTAGACGAAGGCATCATGGTTGAATGTGTAATGACGACAGAGATTGTAAGAAAGGAGATGAGTGAAAGTACAAACCTGTCGCCATTGTTTTAAATATAACAAAAAAAACCCCCTTACGCAAACGAACTGAATGCGTAAGAGGGTTGTGAAAGGATACATATTGTTATGCCATTTTTATTTTTAATTCATAGGCTATCCTCCTTACTTTGTTAACTGCATTTATAAATCTCTGCTTATCAAAGCGAGAATTATCCATTTTAAAATAGTCTGCTAAGTTTTCTATATCTCCATCGTCAATATTAGAACGACCTAGAATCAAAGCTATTTCTTCATAATGTTTGCGACTCATGTTCATCTTAAACGCTCCTCAAACATTTTCTCTGATAAGAAGCCAACATACTCGTCAATGACAGCAGACTCAGTTGTGAGTCCATGTTTTTCTAAAGCATTTTGGAACTCATCAACAGTCATGCTACCAATGTCGTCAAGTATTTGTTCTTTAATATTATCGTTGGTTTCTTCAGCACCAATTTGGTCTCTTTTTATACTCATTTATTATTCTCCTGTAGCTCTTCAAAATGTTTAACTAACATATCTAAACCATAACACACACCTTTATGCTCTGCTTTCGTGTGGCTATCATTTACCCACTCGTCATCTGCTTTGATGTCTGCTACTGCATTTTTTATTTTTTCTAATGTAATCATAATAATAACTCCCTTGTTACTTGTATAATTGCGAATAAATAAAGCATTAGGATAACACTCACTAATACTTTATTCATAAAGTCATTTGAACCATCGTTCACCACGATTCTCCATCTCTGGCATCTTTCTTAATAATTATAACATTACCAAGAATGACATCATATTCACAACCAAAGTTAATCTTGTAGTGAGATGTAGCTTCGTAATTTATTGGGGCACCATTGTAGATGCCATCTTCATTAATCAACATCAAATCGCCATTGCGAAAAGGTATTGTTTGGACAGTACCACCAACAAAGTCTTGTGCATATTTTAATGTTGGTAGGTCTTCAGTCTTTGTAATATATTTTAACATATAATAATCTCCTCAGTTAAAATCGTGGGTCATAGAATATACCTTGACTTAAAAGGTGCTTGAAGTATTTAGACCTTTGTCTATACCATTCGGCTTTAACTTCATTACCTTGCCATTCATATTCATATTGTATTTTCTTCAGTCGGTTATACTCTCTCTCGACATTCAAAAATAATTTATTATTATCTTCAATACTTTTAGTCATTTACTTTTCCTTTCTGTTTACAGCCCACATATAATACTTCATGCGAACCAAAGTTTAAGTTATCAATGTTGCTGATGACAAACTCTCTACATTCTTGATTGCTCTCAAATGTATAATCAAAGTTTGCCATACCAATCTTCCTATCCATATTCATAAGAAGTGCATACATTACCCAAGTCATTGTGCCATTACCAATAAAGACTGCCACAGCACTAAGACTAATAGTAAGCCAGTTACTAAACCAATCCACCACTCAAGCATCTTGGTCTACCCAATCATGGCGTATTACTCTGATACCAAGCATATCTTTAGCTGTGTCAGATTGTAAAAACTCTAATCTTTCATCTGCTTCAAATAACTTGTCAGTAGTAAACTCGTGGGGCACATCAGATACAGAACTCATGTACACGATACGATACATTCTTTTAGTCATAATATTCTCCTAAAAAATTATTGTTGATTGTTCTTACATATTACTAAATGATTGATGCTTACGCAAACGAATCATGTGATATAAAATTTTGTGAATGGTGGCTCAGCACTCCATACAAAACTGAGCCGATGATAGTAAGTGTCACAGACATATAATGATAGTATCGACGAAGTCGATTCATTATGATAGTTTTTGGTCAAAAAATTTTAGACAAAAAAAAAGGGCTAACCTAATAAATAGGCTAGCCCTTAAAAAGTTAATTAAATCAAATACTTAGGAAGCTTTTTTAATATTAAGCTTTCGATTTAATTTTTGGTTCTTTTCAGCTTCTTCAGCTTGTTTATCTGCAAGTTCAAATTCTTTCGTTTTAGTTTGGTAAACTTCAACAAATTTATCTAAAGCTTTAACAGTATTTTTAGCAGTATTGTCGTTAGTGGTTGCCTTAACTTTTAGAGCGTCAAGGTCTCCATCTTCCATTTTTTGGATTAAAGCTTCCAAAATATCTTTCCAACCTCTAAAGCTTGGGCTTCCGTCAGCATTGCTTATGCTGTAAGTGTAGCCCTCTTTTTCTCTAGGCTCGGCAAATAATTTATATTTGTCATCATTTAAAGGTTTATTCTCAAAATGAACTTGGAAAGCTTCCCTAGTTTTAGCATTAGGAATTAATTGAAAAGTACTAGAATTATTTTCAATTACTGGGTCTTTTTCAGTTCCAATATTTTTATTTGGGAAAGTTTTTATTGGACTCCAAAAAATATCCTTAATAATTCCCTCTTTAATTTTATTATTGTCATATGCTTTATCTTTAGAAATAAAAGCCGATTTATCTTCCATTCTATGCCCAATAATAAAACCTGTTTCGTGCCCAGCTACAAGTAAAGCCGTTTTTACTGCGTCTGAAATACTAGATGAAAGTCTAGATAATTCGTTTGGGTCGGCTTTCTTTTTCTCCGTTCCATTTTCTGCAATATCAATAATTTGAGGTACTACAGATTTAGCCAAGTCTTTTAAATGGGCTTTTACTTGGTCATATGTTGGAAGTACTTTTTCTGCATTTTGTTTATTATCGGAAGCCAATAAAATCCAATCTACAGTATTCATTGCTAACTGATTAACTAATTTAACTTTTGCCTTTTCATTTTGATAAACGGGCTTTAAAGCTTCAATTATTTTTTTGTCAGCTTCTTTTACTGAAGTAACTTCAGCTTTTATATTTTTATTTATTAACATAATTTTTCCTTTCTAAATTTAATTAATGTTAAAATCTCTGGTCTTTAAAAAAGCCATTAATAAGAATATACAAAAATTATCTTATATAAGCAAGCGAATAGAAGCCATGATAGTTGCAAGATATAGACCTATGATAGTACACTTTTTTTAAACTGATAGTAGTCATAAAATTATCTTAGCTATATATCAGCTCTTTTTTAATTAATCCCTTTGTATGG